AGGAATGGAATCCTATATTTCATGAAAATCATTGAGCAGATGGAATCGTTTAATATTACAGAGTTCGATACGGAAGATATTGTCCGTTCTGGACTTGTTAGAGAATACATTATTAAGAAACTGGCAATGGGATTTTGATGTTTAACTATGTTGATGTGGATCTTCCGAAACTAAGTAGGGAGACTTTAGATAATGTTCGATATTATACTGTCCCTGGTGAGGGTGAACCGGTAAAACTGGTTTCCATCACATCAGTTACCAGTTTCTATAATCGGCAGGTTTTTGCTGATTGGAGGAAAAAGGTTGGTGAGGAAGAGGCAAATAAGGTTACTAAGGCTGCCACCAGACGTGGCACCGATATGCATACTCTGGCAGAGAATTATCTCAAAAATGAGCAACTACCAAAGGTAGGTGTTCTGCCAGAGTACCTTTTTAAGCAAGCAAAACCATATCTCGATAAAATTGATAACATTCATGCTCTGGAGGACAGTCTTTACAGTGTCCAACTTGGTGTTGCAGGTACAGTAGACTGCATTGCAGAGTATGATGGTGAATTGGCAGTCATTGACTTCAAGACTTCCAAGAAACCAAAACCCATTGAATGGATTGAAAATTATTTCGTTCAGGCAGCTGCGTATGCTTGTATGTTCTATGAGTTGACGGGTATTGCCGTTGATAAGTTAGTAATTTTAATGTCATGTGAAAATGGTGAAGTGGAAGTATATGAAATTAAGGGTGAAGACAAGTTACCTTATATCAAACTACTTTTAAAATACATTCGAAATTTCGTAGAACATAAACTTACCGAATATGGAACCTGAACTCAAAAAAGTCATTGATGAGAAATTTTTGACTGCTGCTAGTTTTGCCATGGAGATCGAGAAGATCGTCTCTGTGGAACCTGACATGAACTACATTGATGCCATCGTTTTCTTCTGTGAAAGCAATGGTATTGAAGTAGAATCAGTATCAAAAATTATCTCCAAACCTCTGAAGGAAAAACTGAAGTGTGATGCACTGAAGTTGAACTTCATGAAGAAAACCTCCCGTGCAAGATTACCTGTTGATTAAGTGAGATTGAAAGTGAGTCCGTTTGATTGCTATCAAACATATTTGTCATTGAAAAACCACTTTACGAAAGAGAGATATGATTTCTTTCAGTATGGTGGTAGAACCAGAGCATCCATGTCTGCTTTTAATAAGCGTAAGGATAAATATTGGTTTGAAAAGATGTCTCGTCAGAGAGCTGATGATGAGATCCGTGATTATTTCATCGCAAACTTTATTGCATCCGACACACCAGAGAAGATATGGATTGGTGGTTTAATAAAAGAAGGGGAAAGTCAGTATCAAGGCTGGCAAAAGAGGACCCAGAGTTTGACCTACTTGTTCAAAGAACAATCGGAAGAATTGCTGTCGAAAGCAGGATTAGAGACTGTTTTCGATTGTTCCAAGGGACATCCAATACTCTTAAAAAGATATCTCGCTGGAAAAGTTTCCATAGAAACTCTGGTAATCTATGATAAAATATTCATGTTTAGAAAGAGGTTCGACAAGAGTCTAGACGACCCTATTTGGAGTTCGGTTTCCCTCAAACTTCAGAAGTACGAACCCTTTCTAAATATTGATGTGCAAAAGCACAAACAAATACTGAGGAGAATTGTCAGTGAGTAAGTTCTTTGATTCTGATGTTATCCGTGCAGAACTTGTAGAAATTAATCGTCTACAAGAAGAACTGTACACCAATATGATTCACTTTGATTTTCTCACTGAAAAGGAAAAAATTCGTAATCTTGATCTGTTGAGTGATCTACTCGAAAAGCAACAGATCATGTGGACTCGTCTCTCTTTGGAAGATAGTGAGGATGCACAGTTGATGAAGGATCATATCCAAGCATCTGCTGTCCTCATGGGTTTCAAAGAGGATACTGATATCGGTTTGCTGTTTAAAAACATGCAAAATACGATCGAAGAAATTCGAAAAAGTCTTGACAAGGACTCCACAGTAAACTAAAATACCAAAGTAAACAGGCCAAATCTAATGTCATTCGCAAATCTAAAGAAGCAATCCAGTCTTGGTTCTCTCACCAGCAAGTTGGTGAAAGAAGTCGAGAAAATGAACAGCAACGGTGGTTCTGGAGATGATCGTCTCTGGAAACCAGAAGTCGATAAAGCAGGTAACGGGTATGCTGTCGTCCGTTTCCTTCCTGCTCCCGATGGGGAAGACTTGCCTTGGGCGAAGATCTACACTCACGCATTCCAAGGTCCTGGTGGTTGGTACATCGAGAACTCTCTGACTTCTTTGGGTCAGAAGGATCCCGTTTCTGAATACAATACCCAACTGTGGAACAGTGGTATTGATTCCGACAAGGAGACTGCACGTAAGCAGAAACGCAAACTCTCCTACTATGCCAACATCTATGTGGTGAAGGATCCTGCCAATCCTCAGAACGAGGGTGGTGTGTTCCTGTTCAAGTTCGGTAAGAAGATCTTTGATAAGATCATGTCTTCCATGCAACCTGAGTTTGAAGATGAAGATCCCATCAACCCCTTTGATTTCTGGGCTGGTGCAGACTTCAAGATCAAGATCAAGAAGGTTGCTGGTTACTGGAACTATGACTCCAGTGAGTTTGCACGAGCAGGCACTCTGGGTGATCTGGATGATTCTGAACTGGAAGAGATCTGGAAGAAGGAATACTCTCTTTCTGAGATCGTTGCTCCTGAACAGTTCAAGTCCTATGACGATCTGAAGAAGCGTCTGGATTATGTTCTGGGTGTTCGTGGAACCCCTAAGTTCCAGGATCAAGAGACCATGCATGAAGAGCAGGCATTTGAAGCAGAACGTTCTGCTCCTGCCACTCCTGCTGATCTCAAGTCAGAACTGGATAATCTGAGCAGTGAAGATGATGATACCCTTTCCTACTTTGCCAAACTGGCAGAAAGTTAAGGTGATTTCTTTCTGATATTTTCTGTTCTTGCTAAGAAAGAATTGACGAACTGACTAGAACCTTCCTTGTACTTCAACAAGTCTGCTAGTTCTGAAACAATTCTTACTCTAAGACCTGGTTTCAGCATATCAATTTCTTTCTTAGCATCATTTAATTCAGACTCATATTCGTAGTTTGTAATAGCAGAGACAGGGTTTATTGTTGTTGACCTATTGCTTGGGTTGGCAACAGTGAACCCTTTATCTACAACTTTACCTGCTGGTAGCATGAGTCTACCGTTACTATCTCTTACCTCAGTGGTTCTATAGAAACGGATAGCATTCAACTCATCACCATACTTATCTAGAGAATAATCATATAACTCTTGACTAGAAAGTGGCCATTCATGCCTCTGGTTGATGATACCAGCACTAAAAATAACTAACCAATCAAGACCAGAATTGCCGTAGACCTTAGATGCTACGGTGTCTGGTCTTTCTCCTTCTTCGACGATATATTTGTCAAACAGGTATGAGTTTCTGATTGCTTCTGCTTCATCAGATAACTTAATTCTTCTGAATAGATTCTTTGCAGTTACATAAGAATCAATGGAAGACTTATCCTCTAACGGTGAGAGGTATTCGATATTTGGTAGAAACTTAAAGTATGCCATTAGAAACCAACTCCTGTTGAACCGTCTTCACTATCATAATCCTCAGCATATACTGGGGTAAGTTCATTGAACTGTAAAGTCATTGTTATCACTACAGGTGTACCATCATCATATGATGCATAACCCCTGCCAGCACCAGTATAGTTAACTTCCATACTTTCCAAAGCACAGAACTTGAACTTGTTCAAGAATGGATTTTGTGCAGAACCAGACATGTATCTAATTTTAAATACATCTGGTGTCTGTAAGAAACCACCTGCTAAGTTACTACCCAAGGCAGTTGTGTTAGACTTGGGTGCCATGTGTCTTTTGAAGACTCTAAGAATATTTTTTACTTCTGTTGCTTCTCTCTCACTTCTTGGAATAAAACTGAATAGGAATTGGAAGGTTCTTAACTTAGGACCTTGGAATAAGAATTCCATGTTGGGGTTGACA